ATCCGGATCGAAACGCGATCGGGGATCGGGGCCCCGCCGCTCGATATTTTATGTCGGACGATTATTTCCGCGACGTCGTAAATACCTCGGCATAAAAAACCGATATCGTAATTACTTGCCATACGAGGGCCTCCGGGTTAATAGTTAAAAGTTACATCGCCCGTTTTCGGGTCGAGCGTTTCGGTAAACAGCACGCGGCGGCGTTTGAGTATCGCGCGTACGGTGTCTTGTTTTTTCGACGGGTACGCGCTCAATTTTTCCGAATATACGGTCGTCGAGCTCGTGCCGTGCCGATCGTGTTTATGCGCGTACTTTTGGTATTTTATTGTAACCATGCCCGGCATTGTTTCGCCTCCCGCCGGCCCGGGCGCGGGGCCCGGGCTCGGCTGTTAAGTGGTTTACATTACCTCGGCTTTAATGTCGAATCCGTCCGAATCCTCGTCGGCGTCAGCGTGGATCCAAGTCCGAATCGATAACTCCGATCCGGGGAACAATTCGCGCCGCTCGGCGGCCTCGCGCTCTAGCGCTTCCCGGTTAAAGCCCCACTTTGCAAGGGGCGATCCGTCCTGATGCAGACTATACGACACCTCGGCCCGGGCCGGATCGAGATCGATCTCGCCGACGACAAAGATATAATGCGTTACGGCGGCGCGGATTGCCTCATGCGCGTATAGCGTCGTCCGGTGATAGCGCATACCGTTGACATATACAATATATCCGTCGTGGTTTCCGCGGTGCGTGCTACGCGCGATTTTAATACCGATCCGTTTGCCCTGTACTGTTACGCTCGTCGTTCTCATTGTTTCGCCTCCCGTTGCGGCCGGCCGTCGTGGCCGTCCATTTATGTAAAAGTATAGCACCGGGAAATATAATGTCAAGCCCTAAAACGAAAATAATTTAAAAAAAAAATTATGGGCGATCGTTCGCTAATTTCCGGGCGATCGTTCGGGGTGCTAAAAATACCCCGGAATACCCCGATTTACCCCGGTATGCGGGGTATCATAAAAGGCCCGTCGTTATTGGCGATTTCTCGTTTTAACCGAAAAACGCGCACGATTTCTACTCTCGCGGAAAAACGCGTATTTTCTTATGCGCGCTATAATTACGTAATTACGTAATTTATAATATATTCCATTTTATTCCCTACGATTTATAATTTATTAGGGGTATTTGGTTAAAATATAAATATAGTATAGTAATAACAGGGGGTTAGACAATACCCCGGACGAGTACCCCCGGATACTATTTGTACGGGGTGTACGGGGTATTTAAAAAACGGCCTTGATATCGTGGCCAATACCGTGCTATAACGTGGATTATGAGAACGATCGAATTTAATTTAAAACGTTTGGATAAATTCGAGCGGGCCGTCGCGAAAATAAATTCCCGGGCCCTCCAGATCGCTATGCGCGCCGGGGCGAATAATTCGGCGTTTCACGCTCGGCGCGAGGCGGTCGCAATTATCCGCGGAAATATGATACTCCGGTCGCGCTGGACGGAAACGAGTATACGGGTCGAAAAAGCCCGGAGCTCCCGGGATCCGTTCGCGATAATGGGGTCGACCGCGCCGTACATGGTTACGCAAGAATTCGGCGGGATCAAACCGACAAAAGGTAAAGAGGGTGTTTTAATACCTACGCCGGCGGCGTCCGGGGAATCGGGCCTCCCGCGTCGGCGCTTGCCCGCGTCCCGGTTTGCGATGAAACGTATATCATTATCAAAAGGCGGTACGCGTAAAGCTAAGAACGCGGCGCAAGAGTTAGTTTTCCGGGTGCAAGATGCGGTAAAAAATAATCAACGTTTTACGTATCTCGATTTCGGGCCGGGCCGACCAAAAGGTATATATCGTATCGTTAAGGGCGCACGCAATTTTAAACGAGGCTGGCCCCGTGGCGCAAAAGCGCAAAAGTTATATGATATGTCGCGCCAGTCCGTCGTTATACCGCCGAATCCGTGGCTACGTCCGGCCGTCGATCGTACGCTCCGGGTCGCGCCTCGGCTTTATATGCAAGCGCTAATATACCAGTTACGGCGCGCCGGTTTATAACCTGTTGATATCCTGTTGATAACTTTCCGTAAATTATAAAAGGTACTGCGCTAATATGGGGGCGCCCCGCCGTTTGGATTCCGCCGCGCGGGCCTCGCGGAAAAACGCATTTTTAGCCCCGGTTGAACGATCGCCCGGGGGCCTTTTTTCTGTTGAAAACTTGTTAAAAACCGGTATTTATCAACAAACTATACGCCGCGGTAATAAACAGGTTTTCGACAATTCCGAGCGATCGTAAAAAAACATATTGAACGCCGGGCGATCGTATGATATGCTCCGGGCATGGTTCAAAAATTACATACGAGATTCGATTTTGCAAAACTCGCCGGCGTATCGCCGACGGCGATAACAAAGGCGTGTAAACACGCGCTCGCGCCGGCGTGTGTCGGTAAGCGTATCGACGCCGCCCACGCCGCGGCGATAAAATATATCGAAAAGATCGCCGTCGATCGGACGCCGGTACTCCCGGGCGATAAAGATCCGGCGTATAACGCGGTCGCGGAGTGGTGCCGCTCGTCCGGAAAATATAACGCCCGGGCGATCGAGGCGGCCGGGATCGCGCCGCGGCGACGTGCCGGGCGCATACTCGACGCAATGAACGGGGCCGGGTTAATCCCGGCGGGGGTGAATTCGATCAAGCCGGCAAAGGGTACGGCGCCTACAAACCCGGAGCGGGGCGCCCCGTTATCGGGGCACCGGGCCGCCCGGGAACGCAAAAAGCGCGAGGCTGGGGCGCCGTTGCCGGCGGGTATCGATCGACCGGAGGGCCCGCTCGATATCCCGGACGATATTCGCGATTTTTTGGGCATGACGTTGCGCGAGCTCGTGGCGCTGTTCGGTACCGACGTCCGGTTTTGCGATTGGCTTAAAGCTACAAAAGATATCGAGCACATAAACGAAAAGCGTTTAAAAAACGCAAAAACGCAAGGCGAGCTCGTCGCGCGGGATCTCGTTAAAATCGGAATTATCGATCCGATCGAGGGGGCGCACGTTCGGTTATTGTCGAACGGGACGAAAACGATCGCGCTCCGGCTGTCCGCTATGGTTAAAGCCGGGCGGGATCTGCCCGAGCTCGAGGAATTTGTCGTCGATCAAATAGCCTCGTTTATCCGTCCCGTAAAAGATCAAGTCCGGAGGTTATTGTCGAGTGGGTGATATAACCCTTGTCGGCGCCGATTGGATCGTGCAAGAGATCGGAGCTTTAACCGAATCGATCGAGCGCGTCCGGCCGACGTCGTATAACGAGCGCGTGCGTTTTTTGCCCGGGAGCGTTACGCCAATCCCGGGTTATTTGCGTTACGACGTAAATCCGTTTATGCGCGAGATCGTGGATTGCTGCGACGTCGATTCGCCGGTGCGGGAGGTATATCTCGAAAAGGGTGTACAAATAACGTGGACGACGGCGCTCGAGTCGGTCGCCCTGTATTTTATGGGGCACGTTCGCACGTTGCCTACGATGTACGTAACGGCCGATCGGGATCTCGCCGCGGCCCGGATCGAAAATAATTTTTTACCGATGTTACAACAGTCCGGCCTCGGGCATATACTCCGCTCGAGCGACGAGGGCAATACGCGCAAGACGGGAAAAACGGCGGAACAGTTACAATGGGAGGGCGGCGGGTATATGGTACCGGCCGGCGCGCGGTCGGTATCGAAATCGATGTCATATTCGATTTGCGTTTTATTAAAAGACGAGGTCGACGCGTGGCCGGACGTTATCGGTAAGGACGGCGATCCGATGAAATTGTTTGACGATCGGTGCGCGGCCTTTTGGGAGCGGCGAAAAATTTTCGGGGGCGGTACGCCGAAGATCGCCGGGACGTCGAAAATACATAAAGCGTTTTTACGCGGGGATCAACGGCGTTATTATGTCCGTTGTAAAAAATGCGGTTTCGCGCAAGTGTTACGCTGGTCGTTTCCCGAGGGCCCGGGCGGTTTTAAATGGGATCTCGACGAGGGCGGCGTGTTGATCCTCGAGTCGGTTCGGTATTGTTGCCAGAATTGCGGCGAGCCGCATTTCGAGCATGACAAGGAAAAATTATTCTCGCCGAAAAATGGCGCCGAATGGCGGCCGACCGCGCGCCCCGTCCAGCCGGATATAAGGTCGTATCATTTACCCAGCATGTATTCGCCGGCCGGTATGACGCCGTGGTATAAGTGCGTCGGCCAGTACCTCGACGCGTTCGATCCGGTCGCGCGCCGTGTTAAGGATCCCGATCAATTTCAAGTTTTTTATAATAACATACTCGGCGAGCCTTTTGAGGTTATGGGTTCGAAAATTTCTTTTGTTCAAGTGTCCGGGCACCGGCGGACAATGTACGCTCTCGGCCGGGTGCCGAATCGTTTCGCTCGGCAGTATCTCGGGGGCCCGATTTTATTTCTCGTTTGTACGGTCGACGTACAAAAGGAATTTTTATCGGTCGGCGTTTTTGGTTTTGCGGTCGACGCGAAAACTTGTTTAATTGATTATTTTCGGATTAATGTCCCGCCCGGGGCCGATGATTGCTCGGCGATAACGTCGCCGGTTTGGGCGGAGTTGCGCGCGCTTATCGACGAGCGTACGTATAACTCCGACGATAACCGGGCGTATCGATTCCACGTTACATTAATCGACGCGAGTTATAGTACGGATACGGTTGCCGTGTTTTGCTCCGAATACGCGTCGGGGGTGTTTCCGATCCTCGGGCGCGATCGCCCGGCGAAATATCAACGTATAAAAGAATTTGCGGAGTTTAAAACACAACTCGGGACGACGGGTTATCGCGTGCTCGTCGATCATTATAAGGATCGGCTCGCCCCGGTGTTGCGGCGAGAATGGTCGGAGGCCGCCGGCGTACAACGGCGATATCATTTTAACGCGCCGATCGATATAACGGACGCGGCGTTAAAGGAATTAACCGTCGAACAGCGCCGCGAAAAACGCGACGCGTCCGGGGTCGTTTCATATTTTTGGTATCGTCCCGGAAATGCGCGTAACGAGCTTTTCGATTTGTTGGTATACGCGCATGCGGCCGTCGATATTATCGCGTGGACGCTATGCGTACAGTATTACGAGCTCGATAATGTAGATTGGCCGAGCTTTTGGGGTTTTATGCTTGACAATATGGTTGGAATAGAGTAATAAACGAAATTATCGGGGGGTTGCGCCGTATGGATTCCGCGTTTATTCAAGCACGTATCGACGCCGCGAAAGCGTTACTTTTACAGTACGAGGCGGCCGAGGCCGCGTTCGCCGCGAACGGGGCCATAACAACGTATCGAATAGACACGGGACAAACCGTTGTTAATGTCGAGCGCGCGACCGTTTCGCAAGAGATCGACCGGCTGTTAAATCGGATCGACACGTTATCGGCGAGGTTAAACGGCGGATCCGTAATTATTACTCCGGGGTGGTAATATGATCGCGTTTGAAGTTTTAAACGTTGTCGAGGGCACGGCGCCGAGCGTTACGCCGGTCGACGTCGATACGTTACCGCTCGCCGCGGCCGTATCAAACGCCGCGACCGTTTCGCCGTTTACCGGCGATAAATTTTTCGGCGGTTTCGGTACGACCGAATTTCAGATCCCGGACTATTGGACGCTCCGGGCCCGGAGCTCTCAGCTTTTTACCGAAAATTTATATGCTCGCGGTATCGTGCGGCGCCTCGTTACAAACGAGATAAATACCGGCCTCGTCGTCGAGTCCGTCCCGGACGAGCGTACGCTCGGCGCCCCGGAGGGTAGCATGCTCGAATGGTCGGAAAATGTCGAGGCGCGCTTTACGCTATGGGGCCGGGGCCGGGTGGTTTGCGATTTCCGGCACGAGGACACGTTCGGCGCATTACAACGGGCCGCGCGCCTCGAGGCGCTCGTGTCCGGGGACGTGCTCGTCGCGTTGCGCGTATCGCCGGCGACGCGCGGCGTACAGGTGCAATTAATCCGGGGCGACCGTGTACAATCGCCGCTCGGATCCGAGGGCTCGCCGAAATCTGGCAATAAAATAACGCACGGCGTCGAGGTTAATCCGCTCGGCCGGGTCGCCGCGTATTGGGTTTTACAGGACGACGGCGGGATTAAACGCTTGCCGGCGTACGGCGAGAAGTCCGGCCGGCGCCTCGCGTGGCTGGTATATGGTACGGATAAACGCCTCGACGATTTGCGGGGCATGCCGTTGCTTGCAATAATTTTACAGTCGTTAAAAGAGCTCGACCGGAATCGCGACGCCGCCCAGCGAAAAAAATTGATACATAGCATACTCGCGATGTTTATCGAAAAAACCGACGACAAGCCGGGGACGTTGCCGTTTACCGGGGCGTCGGTTCGCCGGGATACGATCGATACGACCGATACAAACGGCGACCGCCGGCGTTTTAATTTGGCCCAGCAAGTCCCGGGCGTCGTGTTTGAGAATTTGCAAAAGGGCGAACGCCCGGTCGGATTTAGCGCGCAGGGCGCCGACGATCGGTTCGGCGAGTTCGAGGAAATCGTGCTCTCGGCGATCGCGTGGGCGAACGAGATCCCGCCCGAGATTTTGCGCCTCGCGTTCTCGAATAATTATTCGGCGTCGCAAGCCGCGATAAACGAGTTTAAAATTTACCTTAATAAAGTATGGTCGGATTTCGGGGAAAATTTTTGCGAGCCGATTTTTTCGGAGTGGTTAATTAACGAGGTTTTACTCGGTCGGATCGAGGCCCCGGGGCTCGCCGATTTATGGCGCGACGGTTTGCGTTATGATATGTACGCGGCGTATATTGCGACCGAGTGGTACGGGTCGATTAAACCCTCGACCGATGTTTTAAAACAAGCAAAGGGCGCCCGGTTGCTTATTAACGAGGGGCTATCGACGCGCACGCGCGAGGCCCGTAACTCAACGGGTACGAGTTTCGCGAAAAATATAAAAAGGCTCGAGCGTGAAAACGCACAACTCGCCGCGGCGCTCGCGCCGATTGTAGCGTTACAGGATAAAATTAACGTCGATTCGGAGGTCGTGCAATAATGGCAAATAATCCCGTAACTTTTGATTTAGCGGTTGATACATGGGTTAAGGTGGCGACGGCTGTAACGGCCGGCGTCGTGCGTAGGCTGTCAACGTTGCCCGAGCGTTATTTACAAACGATTCGCGTAACCGGGGATCCGGCCCCGACAACGGACGCGGACGCGGCCCGGCTTTTTACGTCGAATGATTACGCGGGAATTTCCAGCGATTCAGCTATCGACGTATATGTCAAGGCCCGGGGCGCCGCCGGTAAGGTTCGCGTCGATCTGTAACAATAAACGCGGGAGGTCGTGTTATGTGGTTTGTCGATCCAGCTTTACGAGGACAACTCGAGGCCGCCGAGGCGTCGGGGGTTATGTATTCCAGCCAGCAACAAGCCGAATATATGGCCGCCGTCGGCTCCGATCTTGACGGATCGCGTTTGTTTACCGCGCCCGGGGTTATAAATGTCCGGGGCATTATGACAAATACGCCGAATTTTTTCGCGATGCTTTTCGGCGGCGGTAACGTAACGTACTCCGAAATCGTTTCGGCGGTAAAGGCCGCCGACGGCGACGCCCGGGTTAACGAGATTATGCTCGTCGTCGATAGTAACGGCGGACACGTCGACGGGTTGTTTTCCGCGCTCGATGCAATACGCGGCGCGAGTAAACCCGTTCGGGCGTTTATCGAAAACAAGGCGCTCTCGGCCGCGTATGCGCTGGTATCGCAAGCCGGCGAAATAGTCGCGCGCGGGCCCGAGGTTCGCGTCGGATCCGTCGGCGTGCTCGCGTCGATCCCGTTAAAGCGTACGGCGTCGAGCGTTGACGTTACGAGCACGCGGGCGCCGCTTAAACGTCCGGACGTTGAAACGCCCGAGGGCCGCGCCGCCGTCGAATCCGAGCTCGACGATTTACATAAAGTATTCGTTTCGGCGATCGCCGCGGGGCGGGGCGTTACGCCGGACGACGTTAACGAGAAGTACGGCCGGGGCGGAGTGCTTTTGGCCGAGGACGCGCTCGCGCGTGGTATGATCGACGCGATATCGAGCGCAATAAAAACGCCCGCGATTAGCGGGGCAAACAGTACGGAGGTTAACGATATGGATCAACTCACAGTCGCGACGGTACAGTCGCAAGCCCCGGGCGTGTATTCGGAAATAATCGCGGCCGGAGTTAAACAGGAACGCGATCGCGTTCTCGCCCATCTTATGCTCGGGGAAAGCGCCGGCGCTATGGATCTCGCCGTTTCCTCGATCCGGGCCGGCGAGGATCTTACGCCGGAAAAACAGCGCGAGTACATGCAGATCGTAAACGATCGCGCGGACGTTGCGCGCCGGGCCGCCGATGATGCCGCGGCCGAATCCGCGCTCCGCGCTTCCGGGCCCGCGCCCGAGCCCGCAAACGCCGTGCTCGCGATTGTCGAACAGGCCGTCGGCATGTAACATGCGAACGGAATAAACAATTTTTTTTCGGAGGTTTCAACTATGGGAAACATGAACGTTACAAATATCGATCTCGGGAGTGTCATACTTTCCGACGCGGAATTCCGCGACGAGTTGCTCGTTTTCGGCGGGGCCGGTACCGTTGCCGCTGGTACGATCCTCGCGCGTAAAAGGGTATCCGATTCGATTACCGTCGCCGCCGGTACAAATACCGGTAACGGAACATGCGCCGCCGCCGTGTACGGTAACGTCGCGTCGCCTGTTGCCGGGGCGTGGGAGCTCAAATGCACCGACGCCGTTACAAACGGCGGCGTTTTTAAATTGACGGATCCCGCGGGCGTTATTGTAAAAGAGGCCCTTACCCTTACCGCCGGCGCGGGCGTGTCGACAATTTTTTATTTGCCCGAGCTCGGCCTTAAAATTACCGTTACGGACGGGTCGACCGATTTCGCCGCAAACGATCTGTTTACGCTTACGGTTGCCGCGGATAACAAACTCGTCGTTTACGCCGCGAGCGGTATCGGCGGCGCAAATATCCCGGCCGCGGTTGTTACGTATCCCGTTACGGCCGCCGGTGCGGGTAATGTTTCGATCCGCGCAATGATCGCCGGCAAAGTTCGCGCCGAGCGCCTCGTCGTTTCCGGCGGGAGCGTTACCGTTGCGATCCTCGACGCGCTCCGCCGCGCCGGTATCGTCGCGGTCAGCGTGGACGAGCTTAACGCGCTCGACAATCAGTAAACGCCCGGGCGAGATAGAGCCCGCCCGGTAACATTTTTTTTATGGAGGTTTCGCCATGTCCGACAACGTTACAAAACGCATGCTCGCCGCGTATATTAAACAGGCGGCCATTACCCTGTTTTTGCAGGGCCTTTTTCAGAGCCCGCCCCGGAATTTTTTCTCGAGTGAAAAAGTCGAGATTGATATCGTCCGGGGCGACGAGGATATCTCGATCGCCGTACAGGATCTTTCCGCGGGCTATCGCATGAACGCGACCGACCTGTATACAAACAAAGAATTTACTCCGCCCGTACATAAGGAGGCCGTCGCGATTAACGCCGTCGATCTCTTAAAACGCGTACCCGGGGCGAATCCGTTCGATGATAACGATTTCCGGGGCAATCTGATTTTGCGCGTATTCGACGCAATGAATCGCATGGAGCGTAAAATCCGCCGCGCTATCGAGTTACAGGCCGCGCAGATTTTGCAGACCGGTACCGTTACACTAACCGATAGCACCGGCGCCGCCGTGTACGCCGTCGATTTCAAACCGAAAGCAGCGCATTTCCCGACGTCTAATACAACGTGGGGGCAGAATGGCGCGACGCCGCTCGCCGATGTTAACGCGCTCGCCGAGGTTGTCCGCAATAACGGATTGCTTGACGCCGATCAGCTTATTTTTGGCGCTAAAGCGTTCGATACTTTTATGGCCGATTCGACCGTCCAGAAAAAATTTGATATTCGCCGCGTCGATCAAGGTACGATTGCGCCAATGCAAATGCGCGGAAACGGCGGGCAGTATCGCGGCGTTATTGAGATCGGGAATTATCGGTACGACGTTTGGACGTACGGCGGCCGATATACTAACCCGAATGGCGGCGCGAAAACGTTTTATGTCGACACGGGTAAGGTTATCGTGCGCGCTTCCGCCGGCCGGCTCGACGCCGCGTTCGGAGCGATCCCGAATATCGGCCAGCTTGTCGGCGCCCGGGCGAACATTATCCCGGAGCTTCCGCGGCGTTTCGCAAACGTCGAGGGCGGTATGGATCTTTTTGTTAACGCGTGGATTACCGAGGACGGCGAGCAGTTGTTCGCTGGATTCGGTGCGCGCCCGATGTTGATCCCGACCGATATCGATTCGTTTGGTTGCCTTAATACCGGCCTTACTTAATAAGGCGGTAACGCTTTAAACCCCACGGCCGCGCGGCCGTATCCGCGCCGCGCGGCCTTTTTTTACGACGAGGTGCTATTATGAAAAAGGGCGAATTGATTCAGAAAATAGCCGAGATCGATCCCGGCATTAATACGGACGGTATGGGCGTTAAAGAGCTCGAGCGTACCCTCCAGCTTTTGACGTCGGACGTACAGCCGGCCGCCGACGAGGACGTACAGCCGGCCGCCGACGAGGACGTACAGCCGGCCGCCGACGA